AGTCTTGTATCGGGTCGCCGGTCCGTGGGCCGGTGGCATAGCAATTAGCCGGCACATCGTGGTCTAGCTCTTTCACTGCGCGCTCAAGAGCGGCGGCAAGATCGTCAGTCAATCGGCTCATTATTTTGGCTTCCTTCCAAAAATAGGTTGATCGCGCGGCCCGAGCTTGCGGTACGCGGTGGACGGGGAAATGCCGATCTTATCGGCGGCGGCATCGCCAGTAAGTGCCGGGTCGAGCCAGACCTTCAGAGCGGCAGCGAACGCCTTCGGGTTCTTAACCTTGTCCAGCTTCGGCGCAGGTCCGCCAGTTCGGCCAAGCTCGGCCCGCCGGATGCGCGCCTTCCTGAGTGCCGTGCTGCGGTGGGTTGCCTCGCCGCGCTGCGCCCATGCCAGGGCCTCTAAAGCCTCCGCCGACCACACCACAACCTTGTCGGCCACAGCGTCGTATATGCTGGCTCCTTTGGCGCCCACAGCCTGCATAACCGCCAAAATTTGAGTGTCCGAGCCGCCTAGAATCTCTGGGCCGTATACCCGCAGTTTCTCACCCTCGCGGATCGCTCGAACAACCTCGGCAAGCTCCGGGTAAGGCTCGGCCGGTGTGGATCGCTTCCGCTTCGGGTTGAGGTCGATATAGACCGGATCATGCTCGTCAATCTTGTCCAGCCCCAACGCCTCCTTCTGCGTTTTGATGCTGGGTAGACCCAGCGCTTCTCTCATGTAACTCGAATCTGCCATGTTGCATCCTGTATTCTGCTGCGACACTAAGACAGAACTTGACACATTACAAGCGTTATGAAATAAATACGCTCGCGGCCCGACTCTAGGGCTTGAGAGCGCCGGTAACTGTCCCGGCGCGCAGCGGGTGGAAGCCCCGGCCTACTTGTCCAACAACTGCCGGAGACGACATGACCCCTCGACAAATTGACTTAGCTCGCCATGCACTTGGCCTTCCAAACAATCAGAGGGTAAGCTACCGCAACCGCTTTGTGGCAGGAAAAGGCCATTTCGATTATGAGGATTGGTGCGCGATGGTGCAGGCCAAAGACGCGATCGTGGCGGCAGGCGAACACTTACTTATGGGTAGTGATGATTATTTCTACCTTACGCTTCAGGGTGCAAAAAAGGCGATACTGCCAGGAGAGAGCCTAGACCGTGAAGATTTTCCTGCTGCCGTCGCCTGAGTTCACCTAACCCCCGGAGCGAGCATGACTCACCACGAAGGCAACTTAGTTGTAACGAAATTCAATTTTGACTACGCCCGCACACTCACCAGCGTCGGGGGTAGCCTCTACATCAAGGCCGCTGACGCGGGGCTTACGGCACTCACCAGCGTCGGGGGATACCCTTTCGCGTGGCCTGATCCCGATGTTGCACGCACTCGGCTGGTTGATGTTGCGCGTCACGCATTGGCAACGCCCGATGCTTTAGACATGGAAAACTGGCACAAGTGCAAGACTACACATTGCGTTGCGGGATGGGCGATTCATTTAGCTGGCGCGGAAGGGGCTGAGCTTGAGCGCATGTTTGGCTCGGCGGGTGCTGGCCTTGCGCTGCTCGATCTTGACGTGGCTGAGAAATTTTACTGGCCAACAGACAAGGCGCGCGCATGGCTGCAAAGCGTGTTGGTTGAGTTCACCTAACCCCCTGGCAATCTCAATCGTAAAAATTGACTACGCCTGCTGCGCACCATCCGGCGTCTCGGCCAGCGCAGTCTCAGCCTGCCGGCGACGTAGCAGCCCGGCAAAAACCTGCCCACCGGCCCGGTCCCACAAATCCAATTGCGCAATCGCTCCGGCGTAATTTCCGGCGTTCAATAGCCGCAGCAGGCTCGATGCCTGCCAGTTCCCGGCGCCAAGATTGTAGATGAAATCCGCAAACGCAGCAGTCTCATTGCTCGTCAGCGTCACCCGCACCGTCGCCGCGATCTCGGAAAACGCGGCCTTGAGGTCGCGTTGCATCATCCAGTCCGCTTGGCTGGGCGATACGGCCGCCGTTTGCCCGGTCACAGGCTGGCCGTTGATGTCCACCCGGGAACCATACCCAATCGTCCAATATCCCGCGACATCCTGGTAGGGCGTGGCACGGAAACCCTCAAAGCTCTCCGCCAGCCTGGCAGCGGTGCTGAGAGCGTCACTCATCAGCCCGGCCCCTTATGCCAAGGAAAGCTGTTGGTCAGCGAGTAATAGACCGTGGACGCCCCCACGGTTAGCGCGCCGAGCCAGAGCAGTGCCTGGCGCCACCCATTGGCCGTGCTGATCACGGTCTTGAGATAGCCGATATCCTGATCCTGTTCGGTGAGCTTCTGCTCTTGATTCCGACACGTCACCTGCAATTGAGCTATGGCAATCAGGGCTTGGTTCAGGTCTTTTGGGATCATTTCCACCGGCGGCGGCTCGACAAGGCTACGTGGCGTCATTTCTGGGTCTCCGGCGCGGCAAGGGCTTGCTTCACAGCCGCCAAGTGGTCCGAGCAATCGAGCCAAGCCGCCCGAAGCAAAATCATGTAGCCAACCGCAGCGCCCTGCATGTTGCTCGTCGGCGCGTCCGGCTCACCGGCGCACAACAGCAAGGAGTCGGGGATGTCGGGCTGCAGGAACGTGACGCGGGTTACAACCGGCGGCGGCGTGGGTTGCGCGCAGCCGGCAAGGAGTGCCAGCAGAAAGATGGTTGCGGGGGCAGGATTTGAACCTACGACCTTCGCCTTATGAGAGCGACGAGCTACCAGACTGCTCCACCCACGCATTATTTCGTACCCCTTAGCTCTGCAAAATATTGCGCGACCACCGGGGCATCGGGGCCGTCCTGGCTCGGTTGCGCGGCGATTGCCTGATATTTGAGCTGCGCTGCACCGGTCGCCGCCTGATTGGCCTCAACCTGCTGCACCAGCACGGCGGACGCTTTGTCCACCTGCGCCGCACTCGCCTGATATTTGGCGATTTCCGCCGCATCCTGCTGGTTCACCGCCTCGATATCGGTGAGCTGGACTTGCGCAATCTTGATCTGCGCGGCGGCGGTCTCGACCCGCTGATGCTCGACCGCGGCAAAACCAATCAAGCCCGTCAGCACAAGGCCAACAGCAAGACCGGCAATAGCGTCAACCTGGATTGTCATACCCACCTCCTGGCGGTACGGGCAGCGCAGGTGCTGACCACATGGAACGAAGGCCAAACCCGGCGCTCGACCCACCGACGAGCGCTCCGACACCTGAGCCAAGCGCCAAAGGATCAAACTGCTGGCGCATCCAGACCACTGAATAAACCGAAAGGCCCAGGATCACGCCCGCCGTAACGATCGAGATCATGGCCTGTTCGTCCACCTCGCCCTTCGGGCCGGTGACGAGCTGCCGCAAAATTCCCATCAGAAGAAGAAATGCAGAACCACGACGGCAATCAACGCGCCGGCAATGGCGAAACCAATGGCGATTGCCTTGGGGTTCGCCTCGAAAAAGCTCTCGACCTTCGAGGCTTCGCTCTTGGCGACGGCCTCAACCGTCGCAACCGAGGACGCGGCCGCCTGGGTCGCGCCGGAATTCGTTTCAGACATAGCCACCACCTCATGCGTTAGGATGACGGCAGAATATCAATCGGGAAAATGGGTCGCCACGCCGCTCCTACGGTAACGTAAGCGAGCGACGGTAAAGGTAGAAGTTGCCGGATATTGTGCCAGTCGATACAGTAATTCGTGCTGCTGTTATTGATTCTGATACATTATCAAAACCACCAAATGAGTAATATGGAAATGACCCATTTGCTCCATGTTTTTGTGCGACAGAAGGATCACCGCCAATAGTGATGTTTAATGACGTTGGACCATATGAAGCCCCGGTAGATAATATTCGTATTACGGAGTCGCTACCAGAAGCAGCAAAAGAACCTTCATAGCCTTGCGTTGTCCATTCATAATTTGTCGAGTATGTTGGGGTACTTCCAGTGCCAAATTGCATTCCAACCAAAGCCGCTGTGGATACAGTAACTCCACTTCCTAATATTTCATACTCATAGCCACCAACAAGTCCGGTAAAATCAACTTCTGTTGCGCCAGAAATGGTTTGCACACTAACGAGTTCAACCGCGCCACTGCTCGCGCCAGGAATATTGATTGTGACCTGACTCCCCGACTGTGTAACAGTCGCCCCAGCGCCCGTAATGTTGATTTCTGTGACGGGATTCGGAAGCGCCGTTCCACCGCTGGCAACGATGATGGAACTGCCAGACCCAGTATTGCCTTGCACGCCCTGGGGTCCCTGCGGCCCCATAATATCGGCAGTCTTCGTCCACGCGCCACCAGACCCGAGCTGGTAAACATTCCCCGTCGCCGTATCGAGGTATTGGTCACCCGCTATCGTGCCGGCAATCGTACCAGGTGCGCCGCTGCCATCAATCCAGATCGAACCGCGCGCGCCAGTGGCGCCGGTCGCACCGGTCGCCCCCTGGATGCCCTGAATGCCTTGTGGCCCGGTCGGGCCGGGCGTCGTCTGCACATTGATGGACGCAACGCCGCCCACAATCGAAACGGTTAGCGCCCCGGTGAAATTCGCGCTCGTCACGGTTTTACCGTTGATTTCAAACTCACCCAGAAAAGACGCAGCCTGCATGATTTGCATCGCCAAGGCGTCAAGTGCGCCTTCAAGCGAAGGCGGATAAATTGGCCCCTGCGCCGGCGGGTGAAAAGCCTGCTGATACGGCACAACGCGCGTAAGCGTGAGACTTGTCCCGGCCGCAATCGGACTACCGCTAATCGGATAAGCGAGCGTGCCACCCGCCGCGTTGCCAGTGCCGGAGATTGAGAAATTGCCAGCCGACACCGCGGTCTGGTTGCCTTCGGCGTCCGTGTAAACGAGCGAACACTGGCCCGGCGACGGGATCAAAAATGGATAGTTAAAAACCTGCGTCAGGCCGTTGCCGGACCAAGTCACAGAAAGCTGCGCGGAGGTGATTGTCATGGCCGGATCGTATCAAGCCAACGCCCAGCCGGGCCACGCCATCACTGCGCGCGCGGCGCACCGTGCATCAACCCATGCAGGAAATCGCCCAGCGATTGCGGGTCCGCATCACCATCGCCAATGTCCCACAGATACTGCGCCGCCGTGCCAGCCTGGCCAAGCGGCAGGCCGGTGGCATAGCCCACCGTGTCGATGGCGTGCTGCAGCCAGCGGCCAGAGACCGCCTTGTCTGACAACCCGGTGGCACGCGCGATATTCTGCGCCGTCTCTCCAACCTCTTCGACCGGTTGTTGCAGCGGCGTAACCTGATAACCGTAACCGTTCAGCGCCGAGGATGCGAGATCGCGTAGGATAGGAATGCCGGCGCAAACCTGATTCAAGATCGCCTTACTACCCCACTCCAGCCAGTTCTCATTCGCATCATCCGGCCCGGGCGAGATCGTGGCCTCCACCATGGCTGGAACCAGCAGATAATAAAGCGACCGCCCGGCCACCGCAACGAAATCACGGCGCGCCCCGGCGCTGTCCCCGGATCGCGCCGCCCTCACCCCGCGCGCCGCCATCTTCACCGTCGCGCGCTCGCGGTTATACATGTGATTGAAGAAGCCGTAGAACATCGTGAGCGCCTTGGTCCATTCCGGCCCGCGCTGGATCGCCGCCATGTCCGCAGCACCGCCCGAGCCGTGTGCAAACCGCACCGAACGGTCACCTTCATTGATTGCCTCTTGTTCATCCAAACCGCCGGCCAGCGCGCGCCGGTAACCCGCAAGCCACGTCGGCATTGCCGTGCCCATGTCGAATGCCGCCACCGGGTAATAGCCGAGCCGTTGAACATTCTGCACCCAGGTTGTTTCACCCATCAACGACTTGAGGCTTTCACGCGCATCGCGATCGATCGTCTCCATGCGGTGGCGCAGCTCGCCGGATTTCGCCATCACCATGGCGCGCTGCACCGAACCGTGCGGCCCGTACAAGTCGCGCGAGGCCCGCGCCAGCTCGCCGCCGCCCACCTCCCCCACACTATTTGAAAGCGCAGAAAGGCCGTGCTTCAGCACCGTCGTGGCGCGAAAACCGATCTGGACCGCCGATGCGCCAAGACGCACGCGGCGGATGGCGTTGTCCATCCATTGCAGGTTTTTGTCGTCGGTATTGCTGTTATTGGCGAGGTCGCGCAGCCAAGGATTGAACAGTTTGGCATATTCCGGCCCGGCTACCCGCTTCACTGCAGATGTAACACCCGGCGCGTTCAGGAATTTCCATGCATCCATGATGGCTTCGCGGTGTGTCAGATCGTGGACGGCCTGACTGATTTTGTACGGGATCTGATCAAGACCCAGGCGCAGCGGCGCGTTGAATTCCACGCGGCTGATCGTGTGGCCTTTGCTTGTGGTGGCGCGGAAGTAGTTTTTCTCAAACAGGCCATCGGCAGTTTCCTGCCCCTTGGCCGTCCTCGCCTTGTCCGCATCGTAAATAATCGGAAAATAGCCGCCGCGGTAAATGCCGTGCGCTGTTTCAATCGGATTCGCCTCGACACGCGGGAAACCGACTCCGGTAACGCGGCGGTGCATCTCCTCAATGTCCGGCGCCATCGTCTCGAAAATGTCCCACACACCCTGAACGAAATCCCAATCTGCTTTACCCATGCGTTGATGCAACACGCGCATCACCGCGTCAGGGTCCCAGCCAAACCCGCGCGTCAACTTTTCCATGTTGGAAGTCGGCCCGGTGTTGCCAACATTCAGCGCCATGCCGAGCAGTTCATCCTTGGTGATGCTAATCGGTGAACCGGTCTCAGGGTCCAGCAATTCCGGCACGGTGAAGCGCGTCCGAAGGCCCTTGGCCCAATCCTTCGGCATCAACGCCTTCATCGCGCGCCATTGGCCGGCGATCTCTTCCAACCGGTCATTCTCGGCATGCTGCGCCTCCTTGATGCGGTCGAACATGCGCAGGAACGGCCCAGCGCCGCGCAGGTCATGGCTGTCCAGTTCAGAAAAAAACTGCTCGATTTTCAGGAGAGAAGCATCAATTGAGCGCCCGGCGCTCGCCATCATGTGCATCACGCCCTCGACATCACGCGCGCGATCCGGTCGCAACCGGGGCGTGCCGTCGCGCCCAGGCAGCGCCATCATGCGATCCACCGCCTCATCCACGAGATCGGAGAGCGCAACGCGTTTGCCCTCCAGCGTCACCTCTTCCTCTGCCCGACCGGCACGCAGCAGCGTGGTCACCGCATCGCGCGCCGCCTCGAACTGATCAGAAGTCAGATCTTGATAATGGCCGTTGAACCGCGGATCGAGCAGAAAATCCGGCACCACAAGATCGTAACCATCCGCCGCCTTGTCCTGCACAAACCCTTCCAGCGGCTTGCCCTGCAATGCGCGGCCCAGCTCCCCGGCATCCCGCTTCACCGTCATGCCCAGCCGGTCCAGAATGCCGTGGACCTGATCCAGATACGGTTGCGCCGTCCCGGGCCGGGTCGCGCTCTTGGCGATGTTGCGCCAATAGGTGGTTGTCTTGGTCCATTCCTTTTGCAGCCGGTCCGCCTCGGTCGCAAAGGCATGCGCGATCATCTGGCGCTGCTTGGCCTTGAAGGCCTCAATGGGCCGTTTCGCGAGCAAATACCGCTCAGCGTCCTTGCCCGCCTGCGCCTCGGCGCGGCGAAACATTGCCACCCGCGTGGCTTTGTTGATCGCAGTATCCGCCAGATTGGAACGCGCCCAAGCTTCCACCTGCTTAATGGAGTACGGCGGCGGCTCGCCGGCAATCTTGCCCAACTGGCGCATCTCCGCGGCCAGCACGTCACGCTGGCTCTCGTTGTGCGCCGCCTCCTGCGCCACCTCTTCCAACGTTCCATCATTCAGCGGATCGCCAAAGCGCTGCTCCAGATGCGCATCCATGGCCTGATCGACCATCTGCGAAATGTATTTGTTGAGCGAGACAGGCTTGCCCTGCTGCGCCGCCGCCTCCTCACGGCCAACGTTCTCATTCACCAGGTCGCGCAGCATTTCCTCGCCCGAGGAATAACCAAACGCCGGGGCCAGCGCGTCCGGGTGCGTGCCGTCTTTGGCAACGATGTCGCGCGGCAGGCGGGCGAATGAATTGCCCAAAATATCGCGCGCCGCATCGATGTCGATCTTGCCTGCGAGCAACTCGTTGTCGGGGTTCAGGATGTCCTTGCCATAGCGTAGCGCATACCATGCCTGGAGCGCCGGACGCCCCTTCACCTGCGCTTCAATTTCCGGCCGAGCCTCGGCGGCGGCGTCACGCCATTCTTTCTTGCGCCGCAGCGTCTCCACGCGCATCGCGCGGCGCAGCACACGGTCATACATGCTGCTCTCAGCCTTGCGGATCATGCCTGTGTAGGCTGCAAACTCGCCCACAGTCATCCCGGCATCCTTGGCCGTGCGAAACAGCGGGTTTTTGATCGCCAACCCACCACGCGCTTCCGCAATGGCATCATCCGTTGCCAGCAGCCGATCCATGACGCCTCGGATGTCGTTATTGATCGGCACGCCGATGCCGGTGATGGTGCGATAAATCCGGGTGAGCCATGCCGCGAATTTCTGGAATGCCAGACGCAGATCCATGGACGGCGCTTTGCCTTCCATCAAATAGGTCTCGAAACCGCCGGCAAATTTCTCGTGCTCATTCACGCCGGGGTATTCGTCATCTTTCAGGCCAAGCCATTTGCGCACAGTCGCGGCATCATCGAGGATGGATTGCGGCGCATCGTCGCGCTCGGCATCCCGCAGCATCTCATCAAGGAACTGGTGGCCCATCTCGTGGAGAAAGGTCGATTTGTCCGCGCCTTTGAACATGCGGATGATGCGCTGCCCGTCGCCCAGCGTGATGGAACCGCGCGCGCCGGCCGGGGCAGATTGCTCGAACGTCGGCTCCGGCTCGCGCGCCGCGTCCAGCGCCGCTTTGATCTCGGCATTGCTCGCGGTCTTGATGTCGATACCGCGCTCATCGAGGAACTGCTCAAGCTGCTGCGAAACGGAACGGAACTGCTCCTGCTTCACGGCATCGCCCTGCGCCGGAATATAGCGCTTGTCACCGCTCAGCTCGTCATGGATCGCATCCAGCAGATCATTGACATCCGGGACCTCGGTATGCTCGGAAAAATATCCCGCCTCATGCGCGCGTGCCGCGGCCTCGTCCAGCCGCATGCCGTTCGGGTTGAGCAGCTTGCGCCGCCCCGGCTTGCCCCGGTGCCATTGGGCGGCTCCCATGGCTTTAAGGTCGCCCGTCTCGTCGCGCAGCCCGCCGGCCGCTTCACGCTGTCCAGCGCCGGAAACATGCGCCCCGGGCGCGCCGCGCTTTTCTGCCGCACCGCCGGAGAGATATTCCAGCAGGCTTGGTCCGTACAACTGCTTGTCGGTCGGCTGTTTGTCGCCGCGCCGCAAGCTATCAATCACCTCATCAACGCCAGTATAATTGCCCGGCCCAACGCGCGCCGCCTCACCGCGCTGCACCTGGATGCCCTCGGCCTTGTAGAGATCGAACGGCGATTGCGCGAAATCATCGCCCCGGGCGCCGTAACGCGCGCCCAGCAGCGCGGAATATTGCGCCGCTACATCTGGCGTGAACCCGGCGCGGCGGAGCTGGTCGGTGATGTCATCCTGCACGGCCTGGATGGCTTGGCCGCGATGATCCACCCCAACATCGCCCGCATCCTCATCGGTCAGCCCTTCCAGGCTCACCGGCTCCATGTTCGAGTTCTTGAAGTCCATCGCCTCGCGCAGTGTGAAACCGTCCGGTGCAAACCTGATATCAGGCCGTAGGGCGCGCTCAATGTCCGTGCCGGCGAGGTGCGCCGTAAAATCGGCTGTTGGGATTTCGACATCGCCGCCGGTGAGCAAACCGCGCTCGAACTGCGCTTGCAGGTCCGGCACAAAGCTGAACGGGTCTTCCGGCGCGCCGGGTCGGGTTTGGATGCCCTGGTAGAGTTCGGCCAAGCGCTCGGCCGGCACGTAGATGCTGTCCACATTTCCATCGGCGGCGTGCAGCGCCATGAGCGATGAAAACGCATCCGGTGCGCGCTGGCGCGTCTTGCTTGCCCCGGCCTCATCCTGCAACCCGGCCCACTGCTGCGCGTTGTCGGTCGCGGCATCGGCTCGGGCCATGTCCGCATAAAGGTTCAAACCGCGCATCGGCAGCTCAAACAGTGGGAACGCCGCTGCCCCCTGTTCCATCGAATCCACGATGCTGCCCACCATTTGCCGGCGCTGCTCGGGATCGTTGAACACGGTTTGAAAATCGGGCGACGTGATGGCCTCAGCCACCTGCGGCGCGATGAGCTGCGCCGCCGTCATGCTGCCGTTCACCACCGCCCCGGTCACGCCTGCTTTGACTGCGCTCGCCGCAAAAGCAGACAGCGCTCGATTGAGCGTTGGGCGGGTCGCGGCTTCAACGGCCACATCATGCACAAGCGATGGCACCAAAGCCTTGACCGGCGCACTCAGCACATCGCCACCAACGCCCGCTAGCGCAGCCGATGCAACGCCCGCAAAAACGGATGCGGCCTGCTTTGTGGCCTCTGGAATCGGCCTGCCGTATTTGTCCTTAAGGTCGCTCAGCGTGTCGTAGGTCTGGCCGGATGTCTGAATGCCCGTTTGCCCGGCAATGCCCGCGGTGAGGCCCAGCGCGGCGCCGCCGATAGCACCGGGGATTGCGCCAACGCCGCCTTCTGGCAAACCAAGCGCGCCACCGGTAGCAGCGCCCGCCGCCGCTTCCGGCAGCGCATTTGCAAACATCTGCGCCGTGCCGCCAAGGAACCGCCCGGCGGCCGGAACGATGCCAGACTGCGCCGCCGGTTGCGCCCCGGCTTGCTCTTTGAAGGTCTGCAGCAGATCCATTTGCTGCGGTGACGCGGTGTGAGTCTGTTCGGAAAAGCCAAGCTCACCGATCTTGCTCTGCAACGACGCCTGATTGAACCCCTGCCCAAAACTGTCCGCCAACCGCCCGATAAGACCAAGCTGCGGAATGTCGTCACTCGCCAATTTCGCATTTGCCGGATCATCAGCGATCCATTTTTGCAAATTCGCGTCGGTGCCAATGGTCGCCTGATTGGCCTGGGTCTGGAATTGTTGCTGCCAGAACGACGGGTCGCTTTCCATCGCCGTGGCCGGCACGCCCAGCACCGGTGCCAGCGTGCGTGCCAACGCAACTTTGTCCGGGTCCGAGCCCTGCGCAGCCACGACATTGCCGGTGGCTTTGGCCTGCTGGTCGCCGAGGAACGAGTTGACCGCAGCCCCCCAATCCGGCCCGCTGGGCTTGGTCGCGCTGGGAACGGCGGGCGGCGTGAATGGCGATGCGGCAACGGGCGATGACGGCGCAGGCGGCGCGCCCGGCGGAGCAGCCGGCAAATCCGCGTTCACTGGCTGGCCTGCTGGCTATCGTCACCCGGCGCCATGTTTTGCAAATAGATCGCCGTTGCGGTTTTGATGTCTGGCAATTTTCCGGTGGCTTTCTGGTATGCGGCGTTGATCTGAGACAGCGCCGGCGCGGGGATGTTCGCGCTGAAATTGGGATCAATCCCGTTCGGCCCTTCGGCTTGGTAGAGCGATTCCTTTTTTGGCCCAAAGAACATGCCGCCGGTGCCGGAATAGCCCTGAACAAGCAGACGCTGCGCAATCTTTTGCTGATCGACCGCATCCGGCATATGACCGTTCTTGTCAGAGTAGGCTTGCAGATCCTGCGCGTAAGCACCTGCAAACTGTTGGTAGGCCGGATCGTCCTTGTTTTTCGGATTGAAGCCAGCGCCTTTCAGTATCGGCGCTACCCACGACAGCGCGCCGTTGATGTCGTCCGGCGAAAGCCCCTTGTCCGAGCCTTTCGCCATCGACGCCTGCTTGTTCATAAGCGTGGTCTGCTGGTCCGGCGTCAGGCTGTTGATCACCTGCGGGTCCATTAGATTAAGCTTTTGAAACGCGCTGGGGTTCGTTACGGATTGCCCGAGCAGATTGTAATAAGTCTGCTGCTTCTGCGGTGACCAAGACGTGTCCGCGCCCGGCTGGTTCTTGGCAATCAGCGCCATGACCCCTGCCTGCTTTTCCGGTTCCAGCGCGAGATAGGACTGCGCCACGTCGCCACCCAGCTTGATCAGATCGCCAACGTTCTGCACATGGTTGGCATCAATCGCATTGGTGACGGCATTGAGCGCGGCGGACTGCTGATCATCATAGGCCGATTTCGAGCGGATATACTGCGAATAGACCGCCTGCGACCCCATCTCGTAAGCGTTCGGCTGATCGGGAAACCGCGCCGCCAGCGCCTCGCCGCCCTGCTGCATCAACGCCTGCAGATTCTGCCCCTGCTGGTCGATGGACTGCCCAGCCGTACCCGGCACCGGTGCGGCGCCGGATAGATCGAATTTCGGAAGATAGGCCTGCGTCTCGGCCGGCAGCTGCGACGGATCTCCGGTTTGCGCGAGATGTGCAACGCCCGCACCGTTTGGCCCGGCATTATACGCCGCAACCGCCGCCTGATATTGGTACGGCATGCCGGCGAAGGTTTTCAGGTTGTCGTCCATGATCCGGGTGGCAATCTGCCGTCCGTAAGCAGGATCGTTCAACGCGCGCTGCGGGTCCCACGGCACGCCTATTTCCTTGGCCGCGGCCTCGCCGGTCGAGGGTTCGATTTGGTATGGCCCGACCGCGCCGGTGGATGAAATCTCGCCCGGTTTGTTGCCGCTCTCGTTTTGAGCGATCTGATCCATCACATCTTGCGGCACCACGGATGCATTCGTACCAAGCACCGCGCCGGCCACCTCATCGGCAGCACCCGGCAAAACCGCCTGGCGCACGCGCCCGCTCAGCTCCATGTAGGTCGCGGGGTCAAGATCGGATTTGTATTTGGTCAGGTACGTTGAAGCAAGTCCTGGATCATTGACCATCGCCGCATCGATGAAGCTGCTCGCGGCTTTCGAGGTCGCACCGAGAACATATTGATTCGTCATGTCCGGGTTGTAACCGCGCGTCTGCGCTTGAAGCATGGCGGCATGTTGCACCGTCGCCAGGGACGTGCTCAGCGCATCCGGATTATTGTAATTCAAGGTCGCGGTCTGGGTTGCGGTGTCCGCCAACGCACCAAGCGAATCGTCGTGATACTGGCGGACCTGATCGGAATAAAACGACCCCATGGTGCGGAACTCGCGCGCCTGCTGGTCATTCAGAGACGAAGCCAACGCCTCTTGCTCATAGGGGTTCGATGCACCCGCAATCAGCGATGAACGGATGTTCTCCAAGTTCTGCACCGCCTGAGGATACGCATCAATCGCGTTCTTGCCCTGCAGCGTGAACAAGCCACCTTGCTGATAATTCGCATTGGCGGCGGTCTGGTATTGGTTGATCTTGTCAGCAACCGCCGCCTGATCCTTCATCTGCTGGAGGTTCAGCAAAGTGCTGCTGGTCTGATCCTCGCTTTTCTGGACCTGCTCACCCAAGCCGGCCAACGCTTGCGGCGCCGCAATTCCAGCATTCGGATCAAGCGAGGCCATGCGCGCATCCGGCGCGACATCGGGAATGGCGAAATCAGGAACAACGGGCATCAGACGTTAATCCCAAGACCCTTGAGGGTCGGGGTCCCAAATTTCTGGTACATGAGATATTGGTTGCCGATGCTGCTGGCGCTGCCAAGGATCGTGCCAAACGCATTGATCGGCGCGGCTGCGGTGAGCGCTGCAGCCTGCGCCTTGTCCTGCGATGCCTGCGTATCGAAATTTTGCACCTGCGCGGCCGTGTTGAAGCGCAGCATGGATTGATCCTGCACGCCCGCCTTTTGCGTGCCGCTGATGACGTTCTGTGCCCCAGCACTCTGGGTGTTGATGCCATCCGCGGAAAAGCCGGCCACCTGCTGCCCAACTTCCTGCCCGGTTTTTAAGCCTTGCTGGTATTGCTGCTGCTGACCCTGCATGCCCGCAATCGCCGCGTTCTGCTGCGCCACGGCGGCATTCTGCTTCATCACCCCAGCCTGATACATGGCGCTGGAATACGACCCGACCGCCGAGACCGCACCGCCAACAAGACTTGTCGCGAGAAGAGGAACGCCCATTAATGTCTCCGCAGGCGCATTTCATGAAAAGGTGCGCCGTTCACGGTGATAGTACCGGCGCACTGGAAACCCAGCCACGCCAGCCACCGCACCGCGCGCGCATATTCTGCATGGACATGGCACACGACGGAGCCGTGGAGCGCCAGCACATGCGTGAGAAAATCATGGTTCAGTTTGAGAAAAAGCCGCTTGTGCCGCTCGATCTCCGGCGCGGTCAGCAACCACGCCTCGGCTTCCCCGAACATGCTTGCGGCGCCATAGCCCCAAAGCGCAATCACCTCGCCATCCCGCTCGGCCGCCCATGCCTCATGGGAGACCGCAAGAGAGTCCGCAAGCATGACGGACGGGTGCAGCCCGAGCGCCAAACACTCGTTGGCATCCTCAGTCCGCAACCGCGCCGCGAGCCGGGCGGCATCGCTCATCAGCGCCGTTCGAAGTATGATGGTCATGAATCACCTATCGAAATTTCGGGGATAACAGCCAGGATCGTCATCGGCAGCGGGTTGGCCTGCTGGATGCAAATCTGCCCATCCGTGTCCCAATTCGGTCCCGTAATGCTGCGCTGGTCCAGATATGTCACCGGGTCCTGGCCGTAGAGGCCATTGATCGAGATTTCCTGCAACCCACCGCCCTGCGAAAATTGCGCCGGCGCATTGGACGCGCCATAGCCCGGCGGTTTGATCGGCGTCATGCGGTTCCAGGTCGGCCCGATGGTCACGCCCTGCGTATCCTGAACCCGCAGCGTGACGGCCGAGACGCTCTTGCGCTTGCTCTGGATCGTGCCGCCCCCCTGGTTGCCAAGGTCGAGACGCAGGGTCTTGAGCTGCGCGACGTAGCCCAGCCCGGCCGTGACAATGGAAGCCGGTTCAGGCAACTGGATCGCGCCGTTGGTCACGGTTAGCGGCCCGATCACCTGCCCATCGGCCAGCCCCACGACCTGCATGCCCTCGAGGTGGTCGAGGTAGGGCAGTTGTGAAAACTGCGGCCCTTCGGTCCACTCGCCAGACACGCAAGACGCAGGCTGGTTGGTGTTCGGAATATATTGCGTAAATGGTTCCAGCACATTGCAGACCACGTGCTGGCTATCAATGACGCTGGTGATTTGCAGTTTGGCCCCGGCGGCGCGGATAATGTCGCCAACCTTGCCCACATTCCAGATCGCAGCATCCGCCGAGATCGTGCAGGTGTTGCTCACCGTGAGCGCGAAGATCGCGCCATCGCCGGTTGAAGGTTGTATCTGGATTTCGGGCTGAACATAGCCAGTGCCTGCCGCGGTGAGCGTGTAGCCGGTGATCACACCGCCAGAGACGGCGAGCGTGATTTCTGCCCCCGAACCGTTGCCGACAAGATCGATGATGCTGGCGACAACGCTGGACGGGTATCCATCGCCGCCAACAACGATTTCCACACCGCCGATTTCTCCCAAATTGCCCGGCGTGATCCACAGATTTGCCTCAGGCGCGGATGGCGCCACCTGCACGCCCGCATCCACAGCCCATGAATATTCAATATCGTTCGGCACAGCCTGGCCGAGATTGCCGCCGAGCAGGCGCGATGCCATCACCTCCACTGTGTAGAATCGATACGGCACGCCGTTGCGCACGGTGACGCGCTCCACGACGGCATAAACCACGTCCTGCGTACCGGCAGGTTGCACAAGGTCTTCGTTTGGCACCACGGGACCGGCGGTTGCCTCGCCTGCCAGCACGAAAATTCCAGCGTAGGAATTGACCGCATACCCCCCCGCAAACGGCGCGGATTGTGTATATTGAAATGTTACTGGATTATCGGATGTAGCAATGAGTTCGATGCCGGTGTACGGCGATCCTTCAAAGCTGGAATAACCATTGAGAACCGCCCCAAGCGCTACACCCGGCGGCGCGGGAGCGGAAAATTCGAGTCCTGCCGTCGTCGTATATGCGAGCGCAACGTACAGGCTTGCAACCGTCTGAATGGAACCCGCCTGACCAAGCGTTACGATCTCAGCGCTGCCCGACAAATTGCCTGAAAAAAACTGAATGCTGGATGAGTTTGCAATCTCCAGGTAAATTCCAGAACCAGAGCTAAAACCGTTCGCCAAAGTTACGGTCGGAGCTACAGGCGTTTCAGCGGCGCACTGCAACACGACGCTCTGAACAAGATTATCCTGCCCTGGCCCGCTGCCGATGACCGCAAAACCTGACGGATATCCACCGGAAAAACCTATGTAATCTCCGAAACCCGCGCTACCGAGCACAAGCAAAACAAGTTGATTTCCAACCGTAACGGGGTTTGGCAGGCTCAGCGGACCGGGACCAGACCGAGAAGCCGACTGCACAATGACGGGCGTGGTGATCGGCATCAGCTTGCCCCTTCCGGCGATTGTGGAATGCAGGCGACGGATCGAAAATAGCCTTGCGTGTCGTGACGCGCCCAGCCTTGGATCTGCTGCTCCTGCAAGTAGGTCATGCTCAACAGAATGCCGTCATCACGCACCGCCCAAATCAGATAATAAGGCTGCTCAGCCCAGGCCCAATCCACAACCTGCCTCCCTTCCAGCAAGTGCGAGGACAACACGGATACATCGGTCGGCACATAAGCGCTCACGTAAATGCTGTATGTGAGGCGCTTCACTGCATAACCGCGCGCCTGAACATAAAACACCTCAGCGCCAATGCGGATAGGTTGCAAATCTGACGCGCCGGAGAAAGATTGCGGTTGCGCGTTGATCGAGGAGGGCGTGACCGGCTCATACAGCCCCCCACCGGTCACCATCCAAGCACCATCCGCCGTCAGCAGCAGCAGTCCAATGGAGACCGGTGTGGCGCTGACGATGGTCGAAAGGTCCTGCGCGTTGATCGTGATATCGATAGCGTCACCGTCCTGCGACGGGTTGGAATAATCCATATTCTGAAACAGGTTCGGCTTGGTCAGCCAAACCGTTTGCGGCTCGCTGATCGAGGCGGCAAAACCCTTGCGCCCCTGAAAATAAAAACACACGCCGGGATAATTCGCGGTGCCGCTTACCGTATAGGTGCCGGTCGCCACCGGCGGCGCGGAGAAATTCGAGGTGGCAAACGGGTGCGTGGTGCCGGAGACGACGTAGGGAACCGGCCCGTATCCATCGCCCGGGGCGGTGTAGGAAGCATAGGGCACCGTCTCGGTGGTGATCGCACCTTGCGCGCCGGCCGTGACCGTGCCGGAGAGCGTGACGATGTTTGCCGACATGTCGTCATAGGCGATGGACCACGAATAACTCGTCGGGGCGGATCCGCTCGCCGGCGCGCTTGATGAGGTGACGCTCATGCCCGCCGCATTGCCGTTCAGCAGCTGGATGTTGCCCTGCGCGTAGCCGGTGGCGCTGCCGGCAGTCCAGCGCACCGTGACCGCGCCGCCCTGCAAATATCCGGTGCCGAGTTTCGTGGTTGCGTTGTACGAGCTGGCCGGAACTGCCGCCGTGCCGCTAAACGCCAGGGCCGAACTGCCCGGGCACATCTGCGAATTGAGCAGCGGATGGTAGGCTGACCCACCCGCAAACGCGGCCTCAATGCAAGCGTTCGAGATCTGATAATCGCCAGTCAGCGGGTCTTGCGCAAAGGTCAGATTAAACCCGCACGTCAGACCCGAACCTGGCCCAGGCTGCATCTCGGTCACAGTGACATTGCCACCGCCAGGAGGCAACCCATCGCCCGGCGCGGTCACCGCAATCCCAGCGCCCCCGCCCACGAGATTTCCCCAGCCATCCGAAGACAGCGTGACGGCAAAACCCGGCGGCGAGGTGGACGATCCGGAATAGGCCACCACCGGATCAATCAACCCTAGCAGAGTCGGCGGATCAGCCGTGGGTGACGGCGAGGTGATCGACACACCGCTAATGCCCGAGGCGCTGAACGGGTTAAAATGGATCGGCGGCGATTGGCTGAAATCCGGCGCTATGTTGGTATCCGTAAAGCTGTTTGTGGCCGACTGCCCGATATAGCCCCAGATGTTGACCGAGACGAGCGAGAGCGCGTTGTCGTTCACCTGCACCGTTTGCGCATAGATATTGTAGCGCGTGGCACCGGTGCTTGCGGTCCAGTTTAACAGATTGACGGGGTATCGGCTGTTTGAGCTTTTGGTGTTGAGCGCAAGATTTTCGGTGATGACGAGATTTGAGGCAACGCTCTCGTCCTTCGTGTCGTCATTATAGGCCGTGACACAGTATTTATAGACATATCCCTGCCCCGGCCCAACGCCCACCGGTGTTGCGCTCAGCCCGGCCGGCGCGGTGAGCGCTGAGCCGAACGTGTCTAGCGTATAGGTCCAATCGGTATCGCTCACGCGCGCCAGGTCGGCCGAAGGATAATTTGGGTGCGTGAGGGTGAGCACGTCACCGGACTGGCAATATTTGATCAGGCGCAGATCGGCGGATTGGTACGGGGTGGCGATGGTATAGACCCGGGCGCATGAGCCGCCAGCGGCCCAGGCGCTCCATGTCGAGCTGTCGATCGGCGCACCTGTGATCCAATCCACCAGCGAGATATGATTCGCATCCACAACGGTGAGTGTGAAAAACCGTGCATTCAAGCCGCTGTTTTCGTTCGAGGGCCAAAGCATCCCGGTAACGCCAGAGACGAAAATCAGGTCGCCCGTATTGTAGCCATGCGCCGCCACCAACAGCACGCACGGATTGGCGTTCGTAGCGCCGGTGATCGCCTTGGCCGTCTCCACGATATACGCACCATTATAGATGAAGCGCGCAAACTGCTGGCCGAGCAGGATGGCATAGGCCGCGTTGGCCGAGAACCGAAACGGGATCAGGCGCGGCGGGTTCGGATAGGTGTTCATGCCAGGCCCGCAAAACGCAAAGCCCGCCCGGCTGGATGCGCCGGAACGGTAATCCACGAACATGTTGCGCATCGTGGCAGCACCGTTGTGGTAGGCCTCAATATCGACCTTGCCATAGACGCCAGGCGCTAACTCACCCGACGAAAACCCGGTCTGTATAACGGGAATCGCCATGCCTTAAATCCCCAGCCAAGCGATCTGATCCCAGCCCACCATGAAGCCGGCCGAGCTGACCCCAGCCAGCCCGTAGCCGCGCGCGGCGATCCAATCCGGCACGCGATCAATCGTCGTGCTGCCCTCGTTGCCATCGTTCACCCGCGCACTCTGCACATACATTTGCGCTTCCTGAAGCAACTCTTGCTTGAGTGATTTGTCCCCTGTCAGCGCGATGCACAGCCGGGCCGCAAGCGCGCTCACCATTGTCTGCTCAAAGCTGGAATCCCAGGTGGCAGGATTGTCGAGTTCAGCGGTATAAACACCAATGGCCTGCTCTGCATTGGTCAGCACGCAGCGAATAGAATTACCGTTCGTGTCCTGGTCTGCGGCAACAATGAAGCGCTGGCCGGCGGCGGGCGAGACCGGCGCACCGTACCCGACTGGATAACCAACACCACCGCCAGCGTAATTCACCTGCCTGCAGATAGAACGCATTTTCAGGCAGTCAGCCGGGTACGCATACTCGTACAGCCACGGCGGCGCCGGCAACGCAGAAGACCATTGCGCCGCACCGGATGCATTTTCCGGCGTGCCGGGTGCAGCTTTCAGCAGCGAGAGCACTGCCGTCTTGCGGGCAAAATTCCAGTGCGCCGAGCGCAGCAGATCGTTTTGCGTCGGTACGAACAACAGGTTTACCTGAAATGCCTCGTTGCTCTTTTCATTCAGGGATTGCAGCGCCGAGACCGAACCGGCCGACCCGGAGCGCGCGCCGATGGCAGACAGCGCACGGTTGGCAATATCAAGGACGGTGCTCATTCGCTATCCGCATCATCGGGATACATTTTCGAAACGGCGGGTTTCGTGGAGTTTTTCGCCAGCCCCATGTGCGTGATCTGGATTTCCACGCGTTCGGACGGGTCTTTGCCCTGCTGCGCTTCGCTATGCACGGTGATGACCTTACCGCGCCCGGTGAACGTCACCTCATCGCCAGCTTTCGGCAGCGTGGTGAGGCCAAGCTTTTCCATCTCGCCTTCGCCCAGGTTGATTTGCGCGCCCTGCGGGTAATCGTGCGGCTCCGGCGCATCGGTCCAGCCCATCGCTTTGTGCCGCGCCTTCTCGGCTTTCTTGTCATCGGCACTGCGCTTGAGATTGACGATTTGCATAGCGATCCCTCAAAGAAGAAGCGGCGCACCGAAGCGCGCCGCTGTCGTGGATTATTTGGCCGGCTGCGGTGCCGGAACCACGCCCGACATTGCGTTGGGGTCAAATTTGGCGGTGGCAAGGTTGCGGATCGCCACACGCTCAGGATCTTCCATGGAGCGCTCGCCGATCTTTTTAACCACCGCCTTCGCGGCATCGTTGATCGGCTCCATGTGGTAGCCCGGCACATCATCGGTTTCGATGACCTCGCCGCTTTCCATGACGCGCAGCGGACGGCCCGGGCTGGGCCGGTTATACGCTGCGCGGTTCAGCCTATATTTCGGGGTTTCGCTCATGGATTACCCCGCCACGAACGTCTGCACGGCAGGCGGCGCATAGGCAAAACCGGGCGGATAGCCACGGAACTGCTGCTTGCCGCTCACGACATCGGAGGTGAGCGCGCCGGCCGTCATGGTGCCAACGACGATGTAGTCAAGCCGCAGATAACGCGGCGGCGGGCCTCCAGCGGGATCAACCGTTGCCAGATCGAAGTTGGCGATCTGCGCGCCTTCCACGAGGCTGGCAAGCGGCACGACACCGCCCGAGACCAGCGTGGTCCAGGTGGTATTGTCCGGCGACCCCTGCAAGGTAACCTGCAGGGACGTACCGCCGGCAAAGGTGGTATCAACGATGCTGGAAACCGTGAGCGGCTCGGTGGTGCCGAGGTCGCGCTTGGCGCCTAGATCGATGACGTTGGTGGAAACCGCCGTCACCGTAATGGCGGCGGCGCTGTCGAAGTTCAGTGCGGAATCGCGGATCATGATTGGCTCCTTAGGTCGGCTGCGCGGCGGTGACGCGCGCTTCGGTGTTGAGAATGGCATCCGTGGTGCGGATCGGGATCCCCATGTAGGAGAGCACCGGCTTGGCCCCGAACTGATCCTGCGTCAGGAACATGTTGCGGCTGTAGCGCGCCTGCGCGGTCAACGCGGTGCGGCAGGTACGGTTCATGTAAATTTCCGTCCGGCCACCGCCGACCGGCCCGCTGGGCTTGGTCGGATCGTTGTTGTATGTCGCAGCACCATAAACGGTCGGCAGCAACGAGAGCGCGCTGTCCATCGCCTGCAGCAGATCCGGCGAGGACGTGCCGGTTCCAACCAACGTGCTGTCGATATTGGCGAGGCGCACGACGTAGCGCCAATCGGCCAGCGCAATGCCGCACTGCCACGTCCACCGGGATTGGTAGACCAGCATGGAGGAGCCATCGGAGAAGTATTTGACCACCTCGCCCAGATCCTTATGCTGCAGCCCGGCTTCCGAACCTTTCGGGAAGATGCCGTGCAAGCAGTTCTGGCCCCAGGAAACCAGCCAGATGCTGGTGTTCACCGAGTTCTGACCGCCCATGTCAATCACGTTCTGGCTCTGCGCGCCGTAGGTGGCGGAGAGCGAGCCGTAGCGCTTGGACAGGCCGTTGAAGGAATTTGGCTGCACCGCCTCATCGCCGTAGAACAGCGTCGAGGCAAACTGCTGCGTCAGACCCTCACCGAATTTCAGGTCCTGGTTCATGCGAACGGCTTTGGAATTGCCGCCAAGATCGGCCAGGGCGCAGTCAATTTCGGAAACGCCTTCGAGCAGGCCGCAGGTTTCGGTCACCTGCACGTCGGTGCCCTTGGCCGGCTGCACACCCTGACCCATCGCGCGCCACGTGCCCTGCGGCAAAGACGCGACCTGGGTGATTTTATGGCCGGTCGGCAAGTTGCCTTCCGTCCACAGCATGTTTTCAACGACCGGATTGGACTGCGAAAGCAGATCGATGGTGGCCGCGGGTTTGCCGTCCGGGTCCATCTGGGCGGCGATGTCGGCAAGGGTCACGTAGGTAGGAGCGAGGGTCGCCATTTTAAATACCTTTCAGGTGCGATTAAGCGGCCACGCGCTTGGAGGATGAATTGTCGTAGAGACGGTCGGCCAAGGTCGCCTTCGGGAAGACCGGCTGACCGGCGTTAACCGGCGTGCCCTCCCCGAGCGCGACTGCCATTTTGTTGAGCCACCGGATCAAAACGGGATTGCTTCCAGCACCCGTTTCGTTCAGCGCGGCTTTGATCTCATCGGGATTGCCGAACTGCGCCATGGCGCGCACCACGTTGGTTTTGACCTCATTCAATTTGGCACCACCGATCTCGGGGTCCGCGTGAATGGTCGACTCCCACTCCTTGAGACGTTCAGTAGCCAGGCGCACAGGCTCATCACGCATCGCTTGGATCTGCGTGGTCAGGTTCGGCAGAACCTTATCGATGAGTGCCTGTGCGGCTTCTGGTGAAAGCTTATGTTCGGCGGCAGTGGCGGCGAAATCCGCAAACAGCGGATCGTCGGCCTTCACACCATCAGGCAATTTGAGCGCGGAATAATCCGGCGGTGCATTCGCGGCAGAGCGCGCAGCCTCGTCGGCGGCAATCTGCTCCGGCGTCTTTGCGCCATCGTCGCCCAGCAGGCTTGCGCCAAGGGCTGGATCGATTGCGGGCGCGGCGGCCGTGTTGGCCGGGGTCTGTGTGACGCCTGTCTCGACTGCGGAAGCGGCTGAGGCTTCCGTACTCGACACAGGCGCCGATGCGGCGTCTGTCACTTATCACCTCATGGTCGGGTGGCGTTTTCGTCAAGCATCAATTTATAAGCCTGCGGCGCGGCGCGCCACGCCAGCGTGTTCAGCTCCACCGCCATCTGCCGCGCACCCTCTTTAAACCAGAGAAGTTCACTGCGATCAGCGGCAGGATTGGCACCAACGCCCCACATTCCGCCTTTGCCGAGCAGGTCGAAAACCATTGCGCGCCCGTACTTTTGGCTCATGAGCTGAGCCATCGCCTCATCCATGCCGAGCTGGCGAAGCTTCGCGGCTTTCTCCAGGTCGCGGATCGACTTGCGGGATGCGGCATTGCCGACTCCCTCGGGCATTTCGTATTCACCCACGCCGGGAATCGCTTCTGGGATGGGGTGATCAGTCATCGGCTTTCCACCGGCGGATAAGATCATCCTGCATCAAGGCGACTGCACCTAGAAGCTCAGCCATGCCCCGGCTACCTTGAACGGCGCGGGTTTTCACAAACCCGGACGGCGCAAGCATGGCGATGGCAACGCCGACGCATTCACCGGACTCGGCGTGCGCCAACGCTTCGCGCAGCATCTCGATAACGCTATCGTTCGGGCCTGGGGTTTTGTAATCGCCGAACGGCTTAAGGATTTGCGCCTCAGACATCCGTTTTCTCGCCCAGCTTGGCCGAAAGTTGCTTTATCAACGCGGCCGCGGCAGCGAACAGGGCGATATTTTCCGGTGTCTGCGCGGGATCACCGGCCACACCTTCCAGCCGGCGCAGCGTGGCGTCCACATTGAGCGGGTCGGTGGAATCAGAGGCTGGCATTGTCTGGCACCGCGAGCGTGCGGCCCTCGTCGTCCACGATCACACGAGTGGCGCAGTAGGATCGCTCACCCGAGAACATGGGATTGCGGTTGCGCCGATGCTCAATGATGGCGTCAATCGCCTCTTTTTTAAAACCGTATGTCGTGGCGGCGTAGCGTTCGGAAATCCACCCGGCGTGCGAGAACACACGACCATCGTCGCGTTCGATGATCCACGCCTCAATCATTGAGGATCATCCAGATCGCCATGCACCCAGCGCCGCAAAATCCTGCGACGACGATGAAGATCAGGGCCAGAAAAATATCGAGCGCCGTCATTGCCCCGCTCCCTGCAACACCGCCTGCAACGCATTTTGCCCGCCGCCAACCGGCGTTTGGCTCATGGTCTGCGCGCCCTGAACCAGCGCCAAGCTCTGTTGCATGGCAGCTTGCTGTTGCTGGGCCTGGGCTTTTTGCTGGCGGATCGCAGCCACTTTGTCGGGCGAATTGAGCAATTTCGGGGAGACGCCCAGCATGTCGGCATATTCATCGATGCCCTCATCATAATTGAGCAGGTCCAGCACATCGGGCATCGCGCCGGCCAGATTGCCCACAGTCGCCCACAGCCGCTCGATGCTGCCGGTCTGCGCGGCGCGCTGCATCTGAGACAGCATGGAATCGTAGGCCACCTTAAGCGGCGCGCCACGGATTTGAGGCGGCGGCGGCGGGATCAGCCCCTGGCGCGTCATGATGGCAAAAATGCGGTCAATGTCCGGCGCGAGCCCTTCGTTCTGAAAGCGCTCAAGAACCGGCCCCAGTTGAATCAGCTTTTCTTCACGGCGCGCGTCGATTTCGGTTGCGGTCCGCACCGTGTCGAGCTGGCTGATCATCATAAACAGATCATTAAAAAACGTCTGCTTGATGCGGTCGCGCACATCGTTGATGTCGGCCGTCATGTCCGCGATGTCCAAGCGCACATCAAACGCGCTTTTATATACCTCGTTTGGATTGGTGAGAAACGTGACCGATCCCGGCAAACCGCTGGCCGGCTCATTGCGCATGCCTGGACCGGCCACCATCGGCGGGTTCACCATCTTGTCGATGGCCTGCGCCTTACGCTTGCTTTCGAGCTGGAGCTGCTTGATCGATGGGAGCGCATCCATGGCCGGCGACCGCCCATACGCGTCATTGCCCACCAAATCCCAGCGCGGGGCGGAGAAAATCTGCTCGTGATAACCTTTGATGCGCAGGGGCTTGGTCTGATCGCCAGCCTTCTCCCAAAACAACTCACGATATCTGAAGTGTTTGGGAACGCCGCTAGCACCCATGCCCAGGCGTCCGTCATATTCGACATTGGGCTCGATGGCGTGGCAGATAACCACCTCGCGGTCGCTTTGCCCCTGGCCGCGCTGAACGGCCATGGCGGTGGATTCGCACACCGCATCAATGCCGTATTCCGCTACGGTCTGCGCGCAAGTCATGGTAAATTCGCGATACAGCGAGTTCACCGTGAACTGCGGCCCGTTGGCGAGAAAATATTCACCAGCGCAAGGATTTCGGCAGTTGATGACCTTGTCGCGGTCCTCATAAATCAGCATCGGCGCGCTGCCGAATATTGCCAGATCGTAAAACTGCACCGCTTTGCCGGTGTAATAGTTCGAGTTCGCCATAACGGTTTGCATCCGCTTGGCAACCTCGTCGCACCACAACTTGACCTCTGCGATTTCGTTGAGCGATTCCTCCTGCAACTCCATGCGAAACCACGGCCGGGATGGAGAGGATATGCCTGACATCATGCCGGCGGCAAGCACGCGGCTGGCGATTGTGCCGGTCTCGTCAATGATGTGCTGGTTCACCGGCGAGCCGCGGTTATATTGGTTTGCCGTGATCAGCCATTTGTAGCGGCGCGGCAGGATATATTGTGCCAGCTCGCGCCAGTGCAGCCACCAGGAATAGCGATCCGTGCGCAAGGACTCCATCCGCGCGTTGCACCCCTGAATGATGCCGGAATAATCCCGGCCGGGCGCTTGCGTCGTCTCAGGCGGCGTTTCCCAGGAGATCATTGGCCCAAAAGCGTTTTGGTGGTGGTGTTGCCGCCTTGGTTGCCCATGACCGTGCCGCCTTGCAGCGAGGCGGCACGCTGCTGCGCCAGCATCGTGTTGGAGTTCGGATTGTTGGATGTCTGGGAAGTGCCCTGCGGCGCAGTCGGCGGCGTCGGAATAGAGGGCACACTAGGTGGTTTTGCGGTTAATGATTTGGCCGCAGTCGCAGCGGCGGCAGCAGCTCCAACAGCCCCGATGGCAGCAGCAGCACCCATTATGCGATCTCCTTGAGGTCGAGTGTGAACATGTGTCCGGCATCAACGGCACCGAGGCGCCTAAAGATCGCGGATATCTTTTCGCCATGACCTCTAGGGCCAGCGCGGAATGCGACCTGATCAACGCCCTTCTGGCGCAGGAAAGCCACCGAAGCGCGTTGCAGCTTCAAGCCAAGTCCAGGCGCATCAGGAGATGCAAAGAACAGTGTTTGAACAGCATCGACACCCGTCTGTGAGTCGAGCGCAGGCGAAACGATTGACATGAGATAGCCGAAAAGCCGGCCATTGCTCCGCGCTGTGGTGCAATAGAGCGCACCAAGCTGCTCAAGGGTGCGCATCAAGTCGAGGTTCTTGGTTTCCCAAGATTCGGGCTGCTCGCCAACGCCAATGCAATGCTGCTCGAACAGCTTGCACCCATCAGCCATCACCACGTCAAAGGGCTCTTGCTGAAAGGTCATCGCGTCAGATGAAACCGGCCGGCGCGACATTTTCGCAAGGATGCGCTGCTTTGCCAGCCGGCCAACGCGCTCAAGCTGCGGCCTGTGCGCCTCGCAATACCGAACCATTGCCTCAAGATCGATTGTCAGACGCCTTGCATTCATGGTGTGGAACCAAAACGGGTCTCTGAGCCGACCGACGCAGTGTTCGAACACCTCAGCGCAGACATCACCGTAGCTCAGATCGTCAAACTGAACCTCCAGCACGCCCGGCACGCGCGCCCTGATCTGATCCAGCTTCGCATCAAGGCGCGTCATGGCGGTGATCAGCTTCGGCTTATCAAACGCAACACTCGTTGCCATCAGGCTATCCACTACCCCGGCGACCGGGCGCCGCACAATCACCGTCCTGAGATCAGGCCGCATGGCATGAATGAGACGCCACCAAGGTGCCGCCGCCGTCTCAACGCTGCCGAAGGACGGCATATCGAGCAGGCTTCTCAGGTCATCGAGACCGCGGATATAGCGAAGCTGATCATGGCCGCATTTCGTGTCGCCGTAGCACAAGAAACGGCTCAGCCAATACGTTCGACTCCTAGGTAGCCCATAAATAATGAACGGCGGTGGTGGCATGGCTTGATTTTAGCCATCATCACGCGCGCCGCCACGCCGGGACTACGCGTAGAGATCGTACTCCGTGCTGAGCACGCGCGCCGGGCGCTGATACGCTCCCTGCGGCGCGGCTTTGGTGACCGGATAGGCAAACGTCAGGGCGAGCGCATCGCCATCGTCCGGCGAGGCATGGCCGCGCTTCTCCATGTCCTGCTTGCGCTCAAGCTGGATCACATCCCGCCCATCGCGGACCGCGAACCCATATTCCGGCGCCACCAGATCGGCGTGCAGCTCGGGATCATCGGGAATCGTGCCGGATTTCAGCCACTCGCGCATATTGCCCCACATCTCCGACCGCTTGTTCGCATAATTGTGCACCTCGTCCGCCATCGGCGTGCGGTCAGCCTTGGCACCGAACTGCACATCGAACACCTGGAAGCCGAGTTGACGCAGGCGATCCACCACGCCACCACCCACACCGCCGCCATCCACCATGATCGCGTCAGCTTTGATCGACAGAGCGAGTTCCGCCACCTTTGCTGCCAGCACCATCGTGTCGGACGCGCCGCGCAGTTTGACCCATGGATGCAGCCGCGCATCACGCCCGCGTCGCACGGCAATCACACTGCGGGCGGTGCCAGACCGCGCCACATCAACGCCGATCACCACCGGATCGGTCAGCAGCGGGACCGGCTCACGTTTCACCGCGGCGTCAACCTGCTCCTGGCTGATAAAGCGCATCGACCCGGCGCGCGGGAACATGCCGCGAACGCGAACACGAAAGAAATCAGAGTCCTCACCATAGGCGGTAAGCCATTGGTCAATAAGCGCCTTGTTCGTGCCCTCCACCTGCCGGCTATCGATCTGCCGCCCCTGCCAGCGGTCGCGCTGCTTGCCAAAGCACTCAAAAAACTTGCCCGATGGCTGAGTCGGGTTGCCAAACGCGAGCCAGATGATTTCAGTCCCCTCGTCCGTCAGCGCGCCCTCGGCAGTTTCCCACACTTTATCCGCAATGCCCGACGCCTCGTCGAACAGCAGCACAATGCGCCGGCCCTGATTGTGCAAGCCCGCAAATGCTTCAAGATTCGTCTCGGACCACGTGACCGCATCGCAGCGCCAAGTCTTGGCGCGCTCCGGGTTTGACGCCACCACGGACAAGCCCTGCACCTTAAACCAGTGCGCGTTAATCGCCATCCTCGCCCATTTCGAAAGCTCGGGCCACGTCTTGGTGCGCAACTGCGGCTCGGTGTTGGCCGTAATCACCACCTTGGTGTCGGCCATTGTTGATAGCGCCCACCAGATAATCCACGAAATCAGCGCGGATTTGCCGATGCCGTGACCGGATGCAATGGCACGCAGAACGGGCATAAGAACCTGTCCAGGGCTGTAGCCAGCCCGCAGCGCCTCACCAATCGACCGCAGGATGTCAGCCTGCCAGGCACGCGGCCCAGCCATTTCTTGCAGCGGCCCAGGCTCGGTCCAGGGAAACGCGGCCAGCACAAAACCATGAGGGTCCAGCGCAAAGCCAGCCAGGAAATCAATCAGCTCTTGCTCTTGGCTACTCTGCGCCGGCATCAGGCACGCGCTTTCTGGCCGCATCGAGGCGCGAGCCAATGTCGATGGCACCGGAATGCTCCACGTCCAGCTTGTCGCCAAAGGTCTTGGGCTTGAGCTTGGACGCAATCCACTTGCGCCCATCCGCCCTGTTCTTCAGCCAGGCGACGTGCGCCGGATCGGCTTTTTCCTCAACCGTACCGTCCGTTCTGGTGGTCACAACTTTGTTTGGCTCAGTGTCGAGGATTTCGAGGATTTGCCCGGCGTGCGTCTCGGCCTGGGCTTCGCGCGCACGCGCGTATTGCGTGGCAAATCCGTCTACATCCGCTCGATCCCACCCCAGAACCGTCGTGTGATCCGGCATTCCCTCGTCGTCACAAACGCTGCGCAAAGACCGGCCAGCCGCCATCTCGGCGCAAATATACGCCGCGATTTTCAACGAATATTTCGTGGGTCTGCCTCGCTTAGCCATGTCCGACCCTACCTCCCACCCATTCGGACAAGCCACGCCACACCCGCACGTACCACGGCTGTGGCAACTCCAACCGCCGCAGATCCTCGATCAAAGCGCCGCTCGAGTGCAACATCTGCGCAATCGGATCATTCGCATCATACCCGCGCTTTGCAGCCCATTCCTCGATCGTGACGATGCGCCTCATTGCGCAGACTCCTTGTGCAGCCGCAGAGCCTCACGAAGATCCGGCCGGATCGCCAGAACATCAGGCGGCGAGACGAGCGCAATCTCCAATTTGGAGAGGTAACGGGGTTTGATTTTTGCCTCCCCAATCGGGGACGGCTTTGCCGCCATCTCGGCCTTGAAGGCGTCGACCTTGGCTCTCACATCAGCCACCTCATCCTCGCTGGGCTCGTATTTGGGCGCTGCCAAGCTTGGGACATCCAGAGAACCACCAAGCCGAACGTGCGCCGGAAGATTCTCACGCCAGATTTCGCCCAGGTGTTGAACGAGCTCGCCGTAGCTGGGGAAAAACTTGCACTTCGACGCGACGTGCTCAAGGCTTTTGCGCGTGAAGGCCGTCACAGGAAACTCCGACGACACCAGATCGGCATAAGCGGCACATCGCATCTTCGCATCTTCCGCCGTCATCGTGCCGGCACACAAAACACCGAGGCTGCGCAACCATTGCGTGATCGTCTGAAAGTCGGTCTGGCTAATTGCGGACATGTTCGATCTCCAAAAAATTCCCGAATTCGCCGGAAGGTTCCATATCCTCAGCCATCAACTGCGCGAATCCGTTCCTGAATTTTGGCTGAATTGCTGGGGTTTTCTGACTGCGGCACCAATTGCGCCAAGTCGCATCCCAATCCAACTTGACCGCATTCTGCCCAGCCTTGGCGTGCCAATAGTCCCGAAAATTCGCCAGCGTATCCCGCAAGTTGAGCCCGCGTTCGAGGCAGAGCGTGCGCCCATCCGGGTTAGGTTGCCACTCAGGCGGAAGCCGAGAACCCCGTACCTGGGTTGTGGGCGGCGCGGGAGCGGCGCAAATACTTTCTTCTTTCTTGGTCTGGTCTGGTCTGGTCTGGTCTGGTGGACTACGTAACGGTGTCGTCACGTCTGACGTTACGTTGTTCTTAACGTTCAACGTCACGTTATCGTCACGTTGTTGCGGTCCGCCACCTTGTTCCGTCGCAACGTTCTTCTGCTTTGCCTTCCTTGCTGCCGTCGCAGCTTCGGTGCGTGCGCGCTGGCCGAGCAGCAGCAACCACGCCTTGTTGGCCTCACGCGCAACATATTGATGGTACAAGCGCCCATCGCTGCACTTCTCAAAGCCGGCAATTACGAACTGACGAACTTTCGGCCACACCTTCGGATCGCATTGCGCCACATCACACAGATATTCATCGTCATCCTCAAGCGAGGCGGCGGGCACCTGATGCCAGGATGCGGTCCAGAGGTTGATGAGATAAAACGCCAGCGCCGGGTTGCGCTTGCAACGCATCCAAGACCGCGAGCCTTTCAGCACGGTAATTGTGATCGGCATCCAATCGTAATGGCGCAGATCGCATTCCGCCGGCGTAAGCGGATCGGGCAATTCGGTCATGACGCGATCCTTAAACTTCTGCCCTCGTTACAGCCCTGGCGCTGCACCGCACCGGACTTAACCAAGCGCCCGATTTGATAGTGGATCGCGGCCTCGGTCGTTCCCACAGCCCGCGCCACGGTCGCAACGCGCGGAAACCGCCGCCGGTTCTCCTGGCAGTGGTAGATCAGCGCGAGCAATTTCTGCCGCAGTTCCTCGCCGTGCGCAGCATTTTTATCGCCACTTGGCATCGCCGGTTCCTCCTGATGCGTTGATGCGTTGATGCGTTGACCCTTCTTTCCCCAACTGTTTTAGGCCGACAGGGTTTGCCCACCGCGCACCGGACACAAGACCACCCAGGCCTGCGCGCTTAGGGAGAAAGGCCGTCGCAGCGGGACGCTGACCCGCTGTTTGGATGTCGGCCACCTGGAATCTCATGCCGCCACCGGCATGCTCTCAACCGCCCGAACGCGCACAAGCGTGTGCTGGTCCGTGCGATGTTTCGCCTTGACGTGATGCACGGCCAGCCGCAGCCGAGCGGGATCATCGCCAGAAATCACGCCCACGCCATACGGATGACGTTTTGAAGCAGGCTGCAGCACATCCAAAAGACTCTTGGCCGATGCAACCAAATTATCCTGATCCGGTGCCTGAACGCTGTGGCGCCAGATCGTCACCTCGACGCGCTGCAACGGCTGAGCCGGCCGCGCACGGCCAAGTGCGGCAAGCACTTCCCACGCCAGGTCTTTCTTGGCGGCGCCACGCTGCGCAAAATGCTGGCGCAACTGCACATTCAGTAGCGGCAGCGGCGCGGCCAGGCGAAACACGAGATCTGCCATTTTACATGCCAATCGCACGGCGGTAGACATCGAGGAGAGTCTCTTCGGTCTCCACATCGGCCGGCTCCTGCTTGCGGATGCGGATGAGCTGGCGCAGCACCTTCACATCGAAGCCGGCGGATTTCGCCTCGCTGTAAATATCCTTGATGTCCTGGGCGAGCGCCTTGCGCTCCTCTTCCAGCCGCTCAATCCGGTCCACAATGCTGCGCAGCCGCTCCCCAGCGATATTCCGCGCTTTGACCTCATTGGCCGGGTCACGCCCGGTCACATCCTCAATGTCCAACTGCATCATTAATTCCTTTGGGTTGAAAATGTCGGGCAATTTCCGCGGGCGCAGGTTCGGGCACCGCAGACCAGCTCGCCGGCCAATGCGACAAACACCACGACAGAGTGCGCACACCGCGCTTGGTCACCAGCACCGTGCCCAGCAACTCGCAGGTCTCGTCCGCCGTACCAGGCCGGATCGCCATGGCGGGAGCACCGCAAACGCTGCACGCAAAAATGTTCACGCCGCCGCCTCATCGTCCCGCGGCTTGAGTGCGCGCATGCGTGCATGCACAACATCAAGCTGCGCCTGTAGCCGCCGAGCGCGTTCCTCAAGGATCCGATGACGAGCCCCTCGCAGCGTATCCGCCTCGTGCGCCGCAATCACGCGCCGTTGGCCGTACCAGAGCCGGTGCGCCTCGGTATAGCTTAAGCCGAGCCGGCGCGCAGCAAGACCCACGCATCCCTTAATCGTCGGCCCGCCATCCTCGCCCGCCATGCGCACGATCGCCTGCATTTCATCAATGATCGACTGCGGGGAGGCATTTGCCGCAGCGCGCCAAGAACCTTGCCGCGCCTCGCTTTGATAGAACGGATCAACGTGCCGCCTATGATAACCGGGCCGATGGCGAAGAAATGAAAGGACATTGCTCATCGGCCACCTACCGTGCATTCGCGATCATCGTATCGGGCGTGAGCGTCCAAGCAGGAATCGCACCGAAACCGATATTTCGTCGCCTCAAAGGGCTTCGAGCAGGCCGAGCAGGTACGCATCACAGCTTGCTCGACCTGAGGCTCCAGTTCACCTGGACGAACAAGGCCGAGGCCACGCACTGCACGGACGACATCAGCCATAGGAACGTGGAAAGCGCGTGCCAGCTCATAATTGTCCCTCCCCTCTTCGACCCACTGGATGAGCGTATCGGACCGGTCCAGCAGTTTCCGAAAACCCTTCGAAATCGGAAAAGCGAAGCAAAATTCACGGTTGTTCATTTTTTTGAAAAAAAATGGAGCGACCCGAGAGGGCAAACCCATGTCATGCCGAAGCCATTTGACGCTGCCGGCCGTGCGCCCGAGGCGCTGGGCGATGTCATTCACGGACAGGGCTGGGTCAGCCCACAGACGGGCGAAGACATCCTTCTCGACCTGCAACCACGGCCGGCGCCGCGCGGAACCGGCTTCCAGCGCATCGGCGACCTCGTGGATGCCATCATCGCACGTCATGCAGACCGCACTTGGCCGAATGACAATCCATGAAGATCATTCTGCCGCTCCCGTCTGCGAGCGTTCGTCGCGGTAGATGTCCGGCCGCAACTCCTCGCGCGGAATACCTGTAATGCGCTCGACATCAATGACCCGTTCAGCCGGGACTCTGGGCCATTGCGAAACGGCCCCCCGGCTCAGACCAAGCTCGCGGGTAATTTTAGCTCCAAGACCCCTAGAGGCCCGAATGGTTTCCATGGCATCCATAGTTTCCACGCTTAGCAACACTAAGCGCGCCGAGCAAGCAAAATTGCTCAGTGCCTCTAAGAAAAAATTAGAGCATTTTTAGGCCATGGATATCGGTGATCTCATCCGCCAAAAGCGGAAAGCTTTAAAGCTGTCTCAGGCGGCGCTCGCGAAACTCGTTGATGTCAGTAAGGGAGCCGTCGCCCAATGGGAGCTGAACGCGACCCGGCCCACAGGGGAAAATATGGACACGCTCAAGCGCGTCTTGAACATTGAAACTGGCCCGCAGCCTGCCCCCGGCGCGCCATATCGCGGCAAGCTCGTTGACGATCCTGACCTCCTCGCTTGGCTCGACTTCCTGGAGATGCTCCCCAGCGCCGAACGTCAGATCTTGGCGAAGCACATCATAGGGAATCTCGTCATCCCTTCTAACAAGGCAAAGCAGGGGTGAGGCCCTCAAATCCATACGCAACCTCTATATTTATCAATAAGTAACGGGCGAACCTTAGGTATCCAAAACGTTACCGTAAAGCCTAAAAATGTAGGAACATTATCCTAAATGCACTGGAACATTGCAAGAACATTTTTTGCGGCCGCAGCGACATTTTTTAGCCACGCAGCTCTCGCCCAAGACGATCCACAACCGACGGTTACCGGTGGAGGGTATTCATATACCCCCGATCCATTCGGCGGAGCGGGAATTTTGCAGACGCCATCAGGTCAAACCTATGCCAACCCCACATTCGGAGGCGGCTTTGAAGGAGTGGCGCCGGATGGAAGCTCCGTCCAATACACACCAGAAGGTCCAGGCGGCGGCGAAATTGAAACTACACCGCCGGCAAACGAAAGCGGGGACTCCGGCTCTGATGAGGGTAACAACGGCAAATAATTCGCGCGCATAGACAGGAAAGCATACGCTAAGCGAAAAACTTAGTACCGCTAAACTTTTTACTTGACTGCTTAGCGCTACTAAGCGATGGTGACCTCACCAAACCAGTGAGGCCACCATGCCAACCCACACAACTCGCCTTCTCCGCGCCACGCCGCCGGCGCACGCAATCGCAGCCGCCACGGTTGACGGCACGATCAGCAACACCCGCCTCGAAGTGCGCCCCGGCCCCCGCGGCCAGTTTACCGTCACCATCGAGCAGGTGGAGCGTCTGCCTCGCCACAAGCGCGGCATCACCCGCAATGTAACGTTCGTGATCTCCCGCGCCGGGCTGGATCACCTCTGCAGCGTGGGAGACGTTTGATGCGCCTCCCACCCCGCACCACCGCCGAAGCCCAAGCAAGCATTGTCTCGCTCCAAGCGCGCCTGGCCGAGATCCACGAGCGCGCATACCAAGCGCGCCACGCCCGGCCGAGCAACGTGATTCCTTTCCCTCGCCGTCCCCTCGATACCGCGCCATGCGAGTTCGAGCCCGGCCCGGAGGCGGCGTGATGGCGCTGTCATTCAAAATGGCGAAACCCTCTCGCCCTGAGCCACCCAAATACGACTGGCTCTATTGGGCGGCGACGTACTGCGCGATCGCAGTGCTGCTCGCCGTCGGCTTGGATATGTTTCTCGTTTTTCGCGCTGTCATCAGGGGGATTCAATGAACCTGCTCTCGCAATGCGCTGGCCCCTACATGGGTGCGCCCGACGATAACGATGCCCCGGACCTTTCCCTCTACGAAATGGACCGCGAGGAAGCGTTCGAGCTGATAGAATGGTACGCTGCCAACGGGCGCCCGCGCGCTGCCTGGGCCGAGGTTCGCTACGAAATCCAGATCCATTTCGAAGATCGCCCATGCGACGGCGCACATCTCGCGAACCGCGGCATGCCGTGGGACGGTTGGGAAAAATCGCTGGCGGATTGGGATGATTATCGAGAGCAGCAAATCAAACTGCGCCAAGCCGCACACGAACGCTGGCTGGCCGGATTGCGGAAGCTCCTTCTCCTGCGCCGCAACATTCCGAAGATCGCAGCTGAGGCAAACCGCCGCCGGCCACAGTACGAGCGCGAGCGGTTGACACGGTTTAATGAGGTTTTTCATGGAGAAGCGGCATGACAACTTGGATTGAAGATGCAAACGGAAATAAATGCTCGGTGGAGCATTTCGGCTCGACCGAAGCCGCACAAAAAGCGCTGGATAGCCTTATTGATTGCAAGAATTGTATAAACTGCTCGGACTGCTCGGGCTGCTCGGGCTGCTCGTACTGCTCGCGCTGCTCGGACTGCTCGGACTGCTCGGACTGCTCGGGCTGCTCGCGCTGCTCGGGCTGCTCGGACTGCTCGGACTGCTCGGACTGCTCGGACTGCTCGGACTGCTCGGGCTGCTCGCGCTGCTCGCGCTGCTCGCGCTGCTCGGGCTGCTCGCGCTGCTCGGACTGCTCGGACTGCTCGGACTGCTCGGACAAATCCAAAAATCAAGGCGATTTCACGCCTCCCGTAATTCCGAAAATCGACAACATTCACCAGCGTGTTTACGCGGCAGTTTCTACACCAGACGCTCTTGACATGTCGACTTGGCATACTTGCAACACCACGCATTGCCGCGCTGGTTGGGTGGTGCATTTGGCTGGTGAAGCTGGATACGCACTGGAACGTTTTCATAATACGCTGCTCGCCGCTCAACTGATTTATGAGGCCAGCGGGTACAGAATAAATCCCGGAAAATTTTACGAGAGCGACGCCAACGCTTTAGCCGATATCAAGAAGCTGGCTGGCGCAGTTTAATGAGGTTTTTCATAACGAAAGGGCCGCGTAAATGCCCCACATCACAACTCTAAACCGTCACGACGAAGACGAAACCGAGGTCACGGTGGAATACGTTTACCGTCCAGGCCGTCCCGAACAAGGCCCGACATACGACTGCGGCGGTCAGCCTGCTGAGCCGCCGGAGGTCGAAATTATCCGTGTCACCGCAAACGGCATTCAAATCGAACCGACCGAGGCCGAGCTTGAGGCTTGGACAACGTCGATCGAGGAAAACCATGAGGAAGATGAACGCGAATACGAAAGGGAAGATCGATGAGATGCGTTGTTGCACCCATTATGTCGCCGGAAACCGAAACCGAAATCGCGCTGCTGATCGCAGAGCTTGAGGCCGCACTCGAAAAACGCAGGAAGGAAAGGCGATGAACGAGATCACGAAAATTCCAGAAGCGGCATTGCCTACCGCGCTGCCCACCTCAAATGCCGGCGCGCTGTTGAACATCATCGAGCGCGCGGCGTTTGATCCGAATGTCGATATCTCGCGGCTGGAGATGCTGTTTGAGATGCAGCGAAAAGTGTTGGCCGACGAGGCAAAGATAGCGTTTGAGCAGGCAATGACCGCCGCACAGGCCGAAATGCTGCCGGTGGTGCGCGATGCGGAGAACAAGCACACCAAGACGCGTTATGCAAAGCTGGAAGCCATCGATGCTGCGATCCGGCCGGTTTATACCAAGTTCGGCCTGTCGCTTTCATTCAACCAAAACGAAGCTGAAAAAGGCTCCGTAAGCGTTACCTGCAAGGTCGGCCATGTTCGCGGGCATAGCGAAACCTACATGCTCACCGGCGGGCTGGATAACGTCGGCAGCGGCGGCAACGCCAACAAAACGCCGATCCAGGCCCTCGGCTCATCCGTCTCCTATCTGCGCCGATACCTCACGTGTATGATTTTCAACGTCACGCTGACGAACGAGGATAATGACGGCAACGCCGCACGCGTCGGCACGCGCACCATTACCGAGACGCAGAAAGAAACGCTGATCGAACTGATGCAACGGACGAACGCGGACACCGGCCGGTTTTTGAAATACTGCGGGGTCGATACCCTCGATGAATTATCAATGTCCGAATACCCGCGCGCCCTCGGTTCGCTGAAAAAGAAACTTTCTGAAATGGAGGCCAGCGCCAATGGTTAGAATTATAGAATGTGAGCAAGGCACGGATGCTTGGTACGCGGCACGCCGCGGCATTGCCACGGCCAGCGAGTTCGACAAAATTATCACGCCAACCACGTGTGAATATAGCAAGCAGTCCAGGCCCTACATGCTGCGTCTGATCGCTGAAAAGCTGCTGGGCGAGACGATCCATGAAATTGGCAATCTGCACGCCGTAGAGCGCGGCAAGCTGCTGGAGCCACAGGCGGCGCTCGCTTATGAGATCGAAAAAGGCGTGGAAACGTTGTCCATTGGATTCGCGCTTTCGGATGACGGTCAGTACGGCGCCAGCCCAGACCGCCTCCTAAAGGGCATTCCGGGAGGCATCGAGTTAAAATGCCCCCAGGCCGACACCCACCTGTCTTATTGGTTCGATGGGTTCGGCACTAAATACCACTGCCAGCGGCAGGGCCAGATGCTGGTTTGTGATCTGGAGTTCATCGACATGTACTCCTACCATCCCCGCCTGCCGTCCAAGATCGCACGCATTCACCGCGATGATGATTTTATCGCAAAACTGCAAAAAGCTCTGGACCAATTCAGCTACGAAAAATCCCAGCTTGAGGCAAAGCTGCGTGCCACCGGGTTCTTTGAGGAAATCGAAGAGGCCGACGACGGATGGGCCGGCTACCTCACGCGTCTGGACCAACGCGGCATGCTGATCGATGCGGGTTAACAGGAGGGCGCGATGACCCAATGCCGCACTTTCCAATGCCAGGAGCAGCTGCCGGGCGTGGGTGACTGCAAACTGCGCGAGCGAGTGGAGGCGCTGGAGGCCACAATCCGGTCGCTGATCGAGGACGCGATGCCGTCGAATTGGGACGACGAAGAACATGAGGCTGAGCATGTCGCGGCTTGGCGCGGTGCAATGACCGCGATTGGCGAAGACCCGGAGGATTATAAAGGTGGGTGACCGTTGGCCCCGCGCAATGCCCGTGGACGCAGCGGCCGAATATTGTGGCATCGGCACCACTATGCTCCGGCGCGACGGCCCAAAACCTGTGCGAATCGGAGAAAAACGCCTGGTATGGATGAAAGAGGACCTCGACGCATGGCTTGACCGACTAGCTGGAAAGACGCCAGCATCTGGGGAAATCAACCCATGGGATGCCGCTGATGGGATCGGTCGTGCTGCCTTATCTTAACCTGAAACGCGCCAAAGGCCGATTATATGGCTATTATCGGCGCGACGGGCGGGTCACGCGCATCAAAGGCGACCCAGGCACCCCGGCTTTTCTTGAAGCCTATAACGCCATCCACCGGGCATCTGAAGCTGGCAAAATCCCGACATCCCAGCCCGAAACCGCTATCCCAGGTTCCCTGCGCGCTCTAATCGAGGATTACAAAAAAAGCGGCAAATTTAAACAAATGGCCGCCGCCACGCGGGCCAGTTATCTTTGGGTGCTCGAATGGCTTCTGCCCCGATACGGCAATCTGCCTGTGGCTGATCTGCCGAGGGACTGGGTGCTGCGCCGCCAAGACGAACTGGCGGCCACTCCGGGCAAGGCAAATTATTTTGTCACCGTGATGTCAGTGCTTTTGGTTTGGGGGCGCGATCGCCGGTATTGCACGATCAACGTGGCGGCTGGCATCGACAAATTGCGGACTGGCGAATCGTATCGCGTATGGTCAGATGCTGAAATCGAGGCTTTTACCAGTCCCCTTGCTGGTCGTATGGCCCTCCCTGTTCTTTTGGGGCTGTATACCGCGCAGCGGCGCGGTGACGTGATCAAGCTGCCCTGGTCGGCCTATAACGGTGCCACGATCACCCTGCGCCAGTCCAAGGCCGGGAAAAAAGCCAAAACTCTGGTTATCCCTGTTCACCCGGTTTTGAAGGCTGCGCTCGATGCGACCCCCAAAACGGCGGTGACGATCTGCACCCGGGCAGACGGCCATAGCTGGAAAAAAGATCACTTCGCGCATGTCTATGCTGCGACCCGCGCAAAACTTGGGTTGTCGGGGGACGTGCATTTCCACGGGTTACGCCACTCATCGGCCTCCCGGCTAGCTGAGGCGGGGGCTTCGGATGCCCAGGTGCAGGCCATTACCGGTCATCAGACCAGGCAAATGGTTGAGCTATATACGGCTGGTGCCAAGCAAAAAGCCTTGGCAAAGAGCGGCATGGCGAAGATGCCCAAAGCACGCATTGGAACCGGCAAGTGAGAAACCAAATTTAATAAAAGTGAGAAACTTTCGCGGGGTTGCTCGTAACCCTTTGAAAATATGGTGAGCCCGGTGGGGGTCGAACCCACGGCCATTCGATTAAAAGTCGGGTGATTTTTTCAATTTTTCAACGGGTTGCTCAATTTAAAAGTGGGTTTTAGGGCCACTCTATACCTAGTGATTTTGCAAAGTGAGAAACTTTTGACGGGCGGCAACAGTCCCGCGCAGGCCGTTGTCTGGCGATATTTCACAAAAAATATGGCCCCCAATTTTTCCAAACGCTTCTTGGTTCTGACGACAAATAATCCAGTGTTATTTGTCGTATTGACTGGCCGTTTAGCGTTTGCGTAGGTGCTCCTACGAAATCAGGAGCACAACAAATGGTCGAGACGACGGGACATGACAGGGACAATCGAAACAAACGGGACATTGCATCCCTCCTCCGGAACGGGACAAACGGAACATACCCCTTTAGGGGTGTCCCGGATGTCCCGCTCAGGGGATGTCCCGGGCGTGGGCCTTGAGAAAGAAGAAGATAGGGATAGCGGAGCAAGCGATCGTCATTCCCTCCTATCAACTGGCATCTTCTTCGCCGTTTTTGTACCACCGCCAGTTTTAAGGCCTTCCACGGCGCTGTACGATCCTGTCGGACGTAATTGTATTTGCAACTATGCGATCAGGCGTGATGGTGCCCGCGACGAAGGTTGGTAGCCAACCTTGCGGTGTATCCACCCAAACAACCGTATGGCCGGCGGCCTCGATGGCGTCGGCAACGGCCTGGTGGATTGCGGTGGTGTCAAACAGTTCGTTCCTTCTGTCCAAATTCAGTTTGTCAGGTTTAGCCTGCGCATCGTCTGTGGCTTTCCTTGCGATTGCCAGCTTGTCCCGCGCCAACTGAAGCTTGAGCTTCTTAACGGTAAGCGTGATCCGCTCCCTAATGTTGTCGTCGCTCATTTGCTTGCCTCGTCTGTCAGGGGATTAGGCAGGATTTTAACGCTCCTGCGTAGCGCGCGATCGAACGCCCGTTGCTGCTCGACTGTCAGGTGCTTGCTGTCGAAGCCGTGCCGGTTAAGAAGCTCTGTAGCCTCAAGTTTCGCCAACTCGACCAGATCAGGGTCAACATCGCTCATTTGTCTGATCCTTTCGTTTTGGCGATTGCAAGTCTTATTTCTTCCGGAATGAACGCCATAAATTCGAGCGTGCAGTCAGGGAAAACAGAAGCGCCCGCCGCTTTCGCGCAAGCCGAAAGTGTTTCACGCAACTTCGCGTTTTCGGCCTCAAGCGCCTTGATGCGGTCGGTTGCTGCGTCAAGAAGGACATGGCAAAATACTACGCGGCCATGGCACATTCGCGCAGCGCGGTCGCGCAAGTCGTTGAGGATGCTCATTTGTAGGTCACCTTTCCAAGAAAATCGTGAAACGCTTTGGGATCAATATTGTGCTTCTCGATAAAAGCGGAGGCAGCATCAGCTTGCCACCGGGCGGCAGCCTCAACGAGAGTGCGGAGGCTAACGCCTTTCTTGAAGGTTATGCGGTTGATCTGCACATCACATGGCAGCGGCGTATCCATCGGGTCATCGCTCATTTCCTAAACCTCCACTCTGCAGCGCATCCAACGGTTTTTGAGACTGTTATATGTGCTACGGTCAAGCTTGATCGTATCAAACAAGTCTCCGTTTTTATCGAGCATGTCAGCCCAATAATCGCCCGTCTCTCCAACCGGCCCAACTTGGCCGAAGAGCGCCGCGCGGCGAAGCGTCACATCAACCGCACCGGCCCCGCCGTGGAACAGCACGCGCTCACACAATATCAGTTCTTCACCCCTGATCCTGCAAAGACGCAGACCGGCAATTTCGTTTGGAATGGCCGCATAGGTGATGCTCATTTGGTGTCTCCCGGTTGAGAGATTGGCGGTACTGGTAAAGGCATCCAATGCGTTGCCCAAGAATGATAGCTCATGGTGCTACGCACGGCGTTTCGGTAGCCTCTGCTTGCATAACCTAGTTCAATACGTGCGCGGTTAGTTTCAACGCCAAGATCAGGGCAGTAAAGAAGCACCTGTTCGTTGTGGGGCGCTG